CGGCACCGCTGGCGGTGATGGTCAGGCCTGCCGAGGCCGCCTGGACTTGAATGGTTTCGGCTGCGTTCATCACCTGCACGCCGTTGTACTGCAGGGTGTTGTTTGCAGGGACGGACACATCGTACAGAAACGCATTGCCAGTGCCTGCCGATCCTGCCGACGGCACCAAGAACACGCGCACGTTGATGGCCGCGCCTGTGGTGTTGGCAATGCTGAATTCCTTGAGCAGCGTGCGCGTGCTGGCCGGGACGGTGTACAGCGTGGTGACGCCAGTTGTGATGGCCACTTGGCCAAGTTTGGTCGGTGTGATGTTTTGAAACGCCATTACATGCTCATCCATTCAAGCACCTGCACAGCAGATGCGGGTTTATTGACCCAATAGCCCAACGTAGCATCGTAGACGAGCAGGTCAAAATCTTGCAGGACAGACAACTGGACGTTTGAGTCTGTGCCACCAAGGGATGAACTGCTGCCGATGTTGACAAAGAAAGAACCTGATCCAACGCCAGCATTGATTACGGTGCCCATCTGCAACCTGATGTTAGGCGCATTTGGTTTAACTTTTGTCAGACCACCTGTGACTGGGTTGTACCAGATGTCATCATTGTCAGCCCACACCTCGCCGTAGACGGAGCCTGTGGTGTTGATGCCGCGCACAACGCCAGATGTAGTAATGCGGCCAAACCCATTAGTTGCAATCGGCTCAGTGGCGATTCCGAGAATCTGATCAGCTTCTGTAATTCCTGCGATGGTTGGCGCAAACGTGATCACGCCGGATGCGCCTAAAGTGCCTGTCTTGTAAACGGCTTGCAGGTTTACATCGCTGATCGTGGCCGAGGCTTTGCCATACCTGAAAAACTCCTCGCCTACTTGTTGCGTGATGTTTCCATTGCCCATTGCCACTTCAAGCGTTCCAGTGGGGCCAAACCATGTGCGCCCAATGCGGTATGCAGGCTGGAATCCATAGTCCCGCAGATCGATGTAGTCGGTTACCACCGAGTTGTTGTTCTGGATGACGGGCGCAGTGGCCAGCATTTCAAGAGCGTTGGCAATGCGGCCAAGCGTGTCCAGCGCCTGCACGGCCTTTTGGTCTGCTGCGCCGCTGTTGATGGCTGCGTCTTGCGTTAATCTGACAATCTGCGCCAGCGCATCGGTGGCTGCTGCATCTGCGTTGCCAGCCTGAATGCTGATGCCAACAGTGTCTGTCGCCGGTGAAATCTCATCAGCGATCTGAAACAGTTGCTCGAACTGCTTGATCTGCTCGTGGTTCTTGAGGAACGTGGCGAGCTGATCGCGGGTGAGGTTGAGCTTTTGCGTTGCCATGGTCAGTAGGCCAGCGGCTCAAGTTGCGCCTCAAGACGGGCAAAGGACAGATGCGCCTGGCTGTCGCCACGGAAGCGCTGGATGCGCCAGTTGCGCATGTGGCCCTGCTGAAACCATGCCAGTCGCTTGGTGGTGTTGCCTGTCGTGCCGACGCGCAGCGGACGGTCTTGGCTCCAGGCCATGCCGTCCACCGAGTAGCTGGTCGTGATGATCGGGTCAATGCCCAAGGCCACGCGGCCGGTAAGGCTGACCAGCTCCAGCTTGTTGAAGATCGCGCCGTTGCCTTCGTTGTAGACGATGATGGTGCCGAATTCCCAGCGGACAATCTGGCCCCAATGCGTGCCGATGTTGTCCACCAGGTAGCCGATGGCGCTGGACTGCGGGTCACCAACCAGCCACTTGTCGTAGGCCCAGACCAGGTTTCGCGCACGGTACTGGCTGAAGCCGACAGTCGAAGTTGTCAGCGTGAACCAGACCTGCGTCTGCATTTCCTGCGATGCGGCTGCGTCATAGACCAGCGTTTTATCTGGCAGGTGCACATACAGGTGCTCGTGCGCCTTGTCGTTGCGTGCCTCCATCTTCACCGCAGCCAGTTGCGCTTCAGTGTAGGTCTGTAAAAGCTCGTCGATTTCCTGCGTACTGATTTTTGTTGCAGTCGCATTTGCGCCAAGGTAGATGCCTGGGGCTTCGTTGCGGCCGCTGCCCAAAAAAGCAACGGTCTCGATGAACACGCAGCAGCCAAATGTGCCGATCACGCCCTTTTGAATCTGAGCACCATCGACACGCTGGAATGGGAAGAAGTCGCCGCCGACGTTGTCGAAAACCTCGATGGTGTTGCGGTTCAGCGCATAGATTTCGTTGCGCAGCTTGAGCAACGCCACAACAGGGTCAGGGTCAACTTCGGAGCTGCCGTACTTCAGCGGGTTGACGGCCAGCGGGTCGGCCAGTTCGGTGACGACCAGGCTTGTACCGTCGGTGGTCATGAAGTAGCCGTCCACCCAAACAACATCGAGAACGACGCCAAGGTCTGGGTCAGTCACTTGAGTGAGTGCGCCGTTCCAGTAATACAAGCGACCACCGGACGCAATGGCCAGGCGGTCGAAGCTGTAGTCCATGGTCACCAGCGTATTGACGGGGCCGCCAACGTCACCGAGCACAGTCACAGCGCCATTGCTGGCCACGGTCACGAGCTTGGTGCCCATGACGCGGTAGCAGACGCCGTTCCAGTTGATGCCGCCACGGTCGGTGCCTGGGCCTGTTCCGTTGGCCACAATGCCGTCGCCAGGACGCAGGAAACCGGCACTGATGCCGGACTGCTTTGGCACTGGCACCATGTTCACCGGGTAGCTCGTGCGCAGGTCAGGGCCGTTGTCGGTGTAGATGCCGTTTAGGATTTGAATTTGCATGGCTTACCACTTCACCTTGTTTGCCCAATACGCTGCGCTCATTTTGCCTTTTGCGATGTTCTCAGCGTGTCGGGCTTTGAAAGATTCGCGCCGGGTCTTGTCGGCCTTGCTCTCACCTTCACGCGTTGGAGACCCAGACACGCCTTGCTGGCCAAAGCGGATCGTTCTGATCTGGTCGCCAGCTTTGGCCACCACGACGTGCGACTTGGTGGGATGCGATGGCGTGCGTTTTGGCTTGTTGAAGCCTTCAACGCCAACGCGCTCCAGTCGTGGGTCTTTCTTGGTGGCCATTTTCAAGAAATTCTGTACCAGCTGTTTGTGGCCTGCACAAAGCGCATGCGGAAGAAGTCCTCGGCGGCCAGCGTGGTCGGGTCGCCATAGGCAGCGCTTGCGCCGTTCAAAGCCAACGTGAAGGCGGTGATCTGCTGCGTGGTGGTGATGAGCACTTCGGTGCCATCAGGCGTCTGGGTGTTCAAAGGCAGGGTCACGGTGCCAGCGGCCAAAGTGCCAGCAGGCTGAATCAGCATCCACTGCTGCTGTGCCACGGGTGTCGGCACGGCCACGTTGAAGCCTGTGCCTGGCGTGAAAATGCTGGTGGCCAACGTCGGGCTGGCAAAGTTCTGCTGGAAGAACTGCAACAGCGAACCGATGGGCAAACGACGGGCATCGCCGTTGTTCGGGGTGTAGACGGGAATCTGGTCGCCTGGTGAGGCAACAGCGAGCAGCGGCAGTTGGTTGATGTAGGCCATGGTGAATCCTTAGTTGAACTGGAGTGGGCCGTCTGGGCCAGCGTCGACAGGATCGACGGGTGGACGGATGAAAGGGTTGTCGTAGACGCGCCATGGCTTGTTGCCAGCGCCAGCAGGCATGGTGGCTGGGAGCTGTTGCTCGGGCGGCATGGTGGCACGTTGCAGCAGGGTGTTGTAGCTGTCCTTGGCCACGGCCTTGGTCTCAGGCATCACCACCTTGCCGTAGCCAGGAGCGAGCCGAACAGCACCATTGGTGATGATCGCTTCATTCGCCCAGTCTGGCACCAGTGTCGGCTCGTCCAGGTCGCTGTCTTGTGGGCTGTTTGGCAGTGGGTAGCCAAGACGGATGCCCTTGCCGTTCCAGTCGGCCATCATGGCATCGATGCGACGCATGGCGGACTGGAGTTGTTCTGGCTGCAGGTCAAAGACATAGGACGCAAGGCCGATCTCTTCAAATGCCGCAGCGACGAATTGGCGCTTGCTGTACCCCATGTCAGGCCTCCTGCTTGTTGAGTGCTTCGGTGATCATGGCCAGCAGCTTCTCGTCGCTGGTGCGCTTGGTGAACGTCAGGCCAAGTTCTTTGGCCTTCTCGATCAGTTCGATGCGGGTTGGCGCTGCGTTGTCATCGGGCACGACCGAGACTTCAGCTGCAACGGTTTCCAGCACCTGGGTGGCCTGCTGCGCCATCAGACGGTGATTGATGCCGTCGATGGGGCGCGATGGCTTGCGCACCTTCACGGGCTTTTTCTTCT